CCGTGGGGTATCGCACGACTCTTGTGTTTCCTGTGCGAATCATAAGCTGACATCCACGCTTATACTTATGAGCCAGACCCAGCTTGCCAAGGCGCTCGGCATCAGCCAGCCAGCCGTGGCCCAACTTGTAAAAAAAGGGATGCCGACCGATTCCGTCGAGGCCGCGAAGAATTGGCGGGCGACCCATGTCGGCCATCGCCGCACCGGAAGGAAAAGCCAGTCCGCCATCCCGGTCGGACTGATTCCTTCCGGCGACCCGCCGCCCGATCTGGTCGTGTCCGACCAGCTACGCAACATCGCCATCGAAGACTTCAAAAACGCAACCACGATTCAAGACCGCGCGGCAGCAAGCCGCATGGTCAAGGACACCGAGGAGGCGCATGAGACACGCAAGCGCGATCTGGTGCGATCAGAGCAAGAGGCGGGCAACCTAATGCACCGCGACCAAGTGCAGTCCATCATCACGGAGGAGGTCGGCAAGGTGCGCTCGCTCTTGGAGGCGATGCCGGGGGCCGTGGCACAAGCGGCCAACCCTGCCGACCCCGACCTATCGCAAGGCGCGATAGCCGACTATTTGGAGCAAGTCTTTTCGACGTTAAGCAACACGGGCAATGCGCTGCGATTGGATACCAGATAGCACCGAAACCGCGCAGGCCATGTGGCGCTCGCAGTGGGTTCCGCATCCGCGCCAATCGGTCACCGAATGGGCCGAGGCGAATCTCACTTTCTCCTCACGCTTTACCTCGTCGCCGGGACCGTTCCGCGTCCGCAGCTACCCATACATGGGGGAATGGCTCGACGCCTTCCACCCCGCCAGCGGCGTCCGGTCGATGGCCCTGCTTTGCGGGGCGCAAGTCGCCAAGTCCACCGCCCTGCAAGTCGGCATGGCCTACCGCCTTGTCCGCGCGCCCGCCCCGGCGCTGTGGGTCTTGGACACGCAGACCAACGCGCAGAGCTTCAGTGAGTCGCGCTGGCAAATCATGATTGACGACAACGAGGTGTTGCGACGGGAGATGCCGCGCAACAAGGACAAGTTTAAGAACCTCGACCAAGCCTTTCAGCGGATGCACTTGTGGTTCATCGGCAGCAACAGCCCCGGCAACTTGGCGGGTCGCAGTATATCGCTGCTCTGTCTTGATGAGGTCGATAAGTATAAGACCAAGACCAAGCAAGAGGCCGCTGCCGTGCAGCTTGCCATTCAGCGCACGGCGTCCTACCCGATGGCCCTCGTCGTGCAGACCAGCACGCCCACCACCGAGGAGGGCGCGATCTGGCGGGCATGGACGGACGGCGACCAACGGCGCTATTGGGTTCCCTGCCCGCATTGCTCCGAGCCATTGACCCTTTCGTGGCCGCTCATGAAATGGGACAATGCCGCCAGAGATTCCGAGGGGCGATGGGATTTGCAGCGCGTCCGCTCCACCGCCCACATCGAGTGTCCCAAGTGCGCGGGCAAGATTGTCGATTCGATGAAGACCAAGATGCTGCGCGAGGGGCAATGGATCGCCAGCAATCCCAACTGCCTGCCGGGGCATCGCAGCTACCACTTGCCAGCGCTCTATTCCGTGCGCCGATCCTTTGGCGCGCTCGCGGTCAAGTTCCTGCAAGACAAGCAATCGCTGATGGGCTTGCAAGACTTCGTGAACTCCATCTTGGCCGAGCCGTGGGTCGAGGACTCCGACAAGGAACAAGAGGTCAAGACCACCGCCAGCGATTACCTTTCCGGGGATCGTTGGGACGAGGCCGAGTTCTCCGCAATGACCGTGGACGTTCAAGACCAAGGCGGGCGACATTTCTGGTGCGTCATCCGCGATTGGAGCAAGGACGGACGCTCGCGCGGAAGATTTGCGGGCCGCATCGAAACGTGGGATGACTTGGAAAAGCTACGCGAGGAACACGAAATCCGCCCTCCCTGCGTCTTCGTCGATAGCGCCTTTGCCTCACGCGAAGTTTATTTTGCCTGCTGCCGCTTCGGCTATGTCGCCTTGCGCGGTAGCGACAACGAGAGTTTCACGTGGAACGACAACGGGCGCAAAGTGCAACGCGCTTACGCCCGCCCGGAGCGCGGCGATCCTGCGGGCGGCGGAAGATGGGATGCCGGGACGCTCGCGCGTCGAACGTGTCCGCTGATCAAATTTTCCGCGCCAACGTGCGAAGATATTTTAGACGCGCTTCGTCGCACCGATCCGGTGCGCTGGGAATTTCCGAAAGACTTCCCGCTCGATTGGCACGAACACCTCGCCAGCACAGTGCGGAAGAAACTCCGCAACGCCGTGACGGGGAAGGTCACGACGAAATGGATCGTCGTGAAGGGGAAGCCGAACCACTTGCGCGACTGCGAGAAAATGCAGGTAGTCGCCGCCCTACTCGCCAAGGTTCTTACCCCCGCCGCCGAGCGCCCCAAAGAGAAGGCGACCCCGTAAAGCGGGCATCTGCAGGGGTTTAGGGGGGTGAAAAAAAAGATTAAAAAAGGCGAATCTTTTTCTTTACAAAGGCAAGCGGTTGGCTTTATCTTGGGGGGGTAATGAGAACACAGAACACAAACGGCCACGGGGTTCCCGCCGTGGACAACTACTACGCAACCGGAGAGACGGATGTGAAAACGATCCGCGAACTTCCGCGCGGCGAATACTTCAAACTCAGCGACAAGCGCACCGCAAAAGTCTGGAAGCTCGGAGCGTATGACTATTCCGCTCGCGCTTATTGGGCCGAGGATTGCTCCGACATTTCCAACGGCAAACTCGTCAAGGCCGATCGCTACGTTTTCATCGGCTTCACCTACTAACCGAAGAACAAACAATGAACATCCAAGGAATCATCACATTCAAAACCGCCGAGGCGTTGGCCGAGTTTATCGCCGCCCTCATCCCCAAAAGCACAGCCGTCTTCAACGTAGTCGAGGACGCACACAGCGGAACCTTCACGCTGGAATTTACTGGCGGCTACTAATCCAACAACCAACCAAACACAGAACCATGAGCAAATACATCAACGACTGGACACCAGAAACCCGCAGCCTCTTGGAGTCGCTGCAAAAACACGGCCTGCAAATCTGCAGCGTCGATAACGGCGAATATCGCATGGACTTTGACCAGCGCGACATCGAGCTATTCCTTGAATCTTGCACCGCGTGCGACGAGGCGTGGCTTACAGTCCGCGCGCCCGAAAATAAAAACAAAGTCATCTACCTTGTTTTTGGCAACAGTCCCGGCGAGTTGGTCAGCGACTACAACGTCTGTCCGCTAATCGACGCTGCAACCGACGAGCACTACAACAAGTGGGAAGGCAGCAAGCAACCTACCAAGCCCGCGCCTATCCGGCTGGAGTGCGTTGCCTGACCTCCCTCCCGCCCCCGCAAGCCGGGGGCGGCATGGGACGCCAAAAGCGAACCGAACACAGAACACACAATGAAAATACAGAACATCACCAAGTATCGCGTGACCAAGGCGGGCGATCCGTCACTTTGGATTGGTCACGTTTTCAGCAGCGGCAACGGCTGGATTTTCCGGTCGATGACGCAAGTCGGGAGCAGTCGCCGCGAGTGGCCTACACCGGAAGCCGCGCTCAAGGGGCGCGTCCGCAACTACGAACTCGTAGCCATTACCGGAGGGTGCAAATGAACATCAACGAGATCGCCCTCGCCGCCGCGCACTTCAACGAGCAGCACGACTACGATCTCCCGTCCGCCCTCAAGCTGACCGAGATCATCATCCGCCACGCGCACACCGTGCAACTGGCGCGCATCCAAGCCGCCGATCCGCAACTTGAGTTGCCTATCGACTTACACGGGGAGGCGGCATGAAACCCGACAAGATCATCCCGTTCCCCATCAAGCCCGCCGCCCCCAAGCCCGTGCTTGACGAGGCCGAGCCGCAGAACATCATCGTGGTCGAGTTCGACCGGGACGAGTATATCGTGACCGCCAGCCCCTACGCCGTATGAGCAAATCCACCGACATATCCAAAGCCGCCGCCGCCCTTGGGCGCAAAGGCGGGGCGGCAGGCACAGGCAAGGCCAAGGCCCGCAGCAAGGCGCATTACTCCGAAGCGGGGAAGAAGTCCGGGGAGGTTCGCCGCCTCAAGGCGCTTCAGCGCAAGGGGGCCATTTGACCGATTTCCGCTTTGTGGTAATCTCCGCACCCATGAGCCTACGTGCCGCCCGGAGTCGTGATAACCCACGACTCAAAACACGCTGACCCCGCTGATTACAACGAAGCATCCTGCGGCCCGGAACTGCCGCACGATACGGCGGAGGATTTATTTTTAGACGCACGCTGTCGCGTAGCCGCTCCCGCGCAGCTTGCGTCTTTCCGCGCCCTGCTGGATTGGTGGTCGCTGGAAGTCTTTAAGGAGTTCTGGAAGGACTACGAGCAGCAAGAGGGTGGGGGCCAAGCCTCGCGCACCTTTGGGGATGAGGCGGCAATCCGACTCCTGCAAGCGTTGACCAACTCGCAGACACGGCAGACCGCGATGAAGGCGGAATGTTATCTGGCCGTGATCAATCGCAAACCGGAAAGCCAGACCGAGATTGCCAAGAAATACGGCGTGACCCGTGCCGCCGTCTCCAAGGTCATCGTTTCGATCAAGGACGATCTCGACCTCCCCACCGCGCGGCACATGAAGTCTGACACCGCCCGCGAATCATATCGAACCCGCGCCCTGCGGGTTCACCAAATACGAAAAGAAAAATTATGCAAACAACCGAACTCCAACTCATACAACCGTCTCTCGACCTTGCGCTCTGCATTGATGCAGACACTTGTGCCGCAGAGCTAAAACGCTGCGCCGACGAAGCTGATCGCTGCGCGGCCCTTGCCCAAGCCGGGGCCGAACTCGCTATCCGTCACGCATGGAACGCGGGGGCCGTCTGCCTCAAAGCAAAGGAAGTCGTGCCGCACGGCGAGTTTCAAGAATGGCTTGAGGCTAACGCTGGCGAGCGCGGTATCCGCACCCTGCAAAAATGGATGAAGCTCGCAAAAACGAATCTGGATTCGCTTTTGAACGAGAACCCGAAGGGACTGAATGACGCTTACCGAATCACGGGCATCCTGCCCGAACCGGAGCCGAAGGCCGATGGCGGGGAGGGGGAGAAAGATCGCCCGCCATTCACGCTCTCCTTCAAGACGCAATACCATCACCCGTCCGAGTGGCAACGTGACGCGGCCCGCGACTTTCTCTACGAGTTCGACCGCTTGGCAAAACTGGCAATGCAACTGAAGACGGAGTTTGGATTGTGAACGACCAACCGCGCGGGAGCATGGCAATCCCGATCTTCCTGTTTTGCTTCGCCGCCTTGGGGTTCGTCTGGTCGGTCGAGGCGACTTGTCGGGTCATCCTGCGAGTGCTTGGCCTTTGACAGTTTGGCAAATGCATGGCGCGTTCCGACTTTTACGGCTTACCCGTTGCGACTCTTACTGAGTTGCGTGACGAGTATGTCGCCGCCATCAAAGCGATTGCCACCAATGGCGTCAGCTATTCCATCGGCGGGCGCAGCCTGTCCCGCGCCAATCTAACCGAGATGCGTAACACGCTTGGCGACATCACTGCCGCCATCGACCGCGCCTCTGGTAGCCGCCGTCGCACGACCTACGCATCCTTCGCGGGCGTCCGCTCATAATGAACCTTGTTGATCAGGCCATCGCTCTGTTTAGCCCCCGCGCGGCCCTGCGCCGGGAGGTTGCGCGGCAGAAGCTAACGGCCTTCTCGCGCTTCGACGCGGCCAAGATTACCCGCGCCCGCCCGCAGGCGCGTCAGAATATGCCCGCCGAGCAGATCGGGGGAACGACCGAGCGCATCCGGTTAATGAATCGCGCCCGCGACTTGGACGATAACTTCTCCACGGTCAGGGCGATCTTGACCCACTTCGTCATTCACACGGCAGGCACGCTTTCTTACCAAGCTCGCACGGGCGACACGGCCCTCGACCAAGACGTTGAGGCGTATCTGAATCAGTGGTTCGCCAACTGCGACTTGACCGGACGCCATTCGCTCCTTTGCCTCACGCAACTCGTCTTTCGCGCCGTGCTGGTCGATGGCGATTGCGGCGTGATCCTTGTCCGCGACGGGGATGACCTCAAACTTCAGACCGTGACCGCCGACCGGATCGGGCGGGACATTGACCTCGACCTTAACGACCCTGCCTATATCGGCGGGGTGCAGATCGACCCGCGCGGGCGTCCGCTGAAATACCGCGTCTATGAGCGCGACCGCTCCGGGCGCTATCTGAACTTTGAGGAAATCGACGCGGAGAACTTTTGCCACATCGCCAACTTCACCCGCCCCGACGAATACCGGGGCCGCTCGGTTCTCGCGCCGATGCTTGATGACGCGCAGGACGTGGCCGACTTGATCGAATACGAAAAGCTCGCCGCGCGGTGGGCCTCCTCACAGGCGGGCGTGGTCAAGACCGAGTATGGCGCGGACGAGGAACTTGCTTCCGTGCTGCGCGGGGAGAAAGACCAATTTGGCAACGAGATCAAGCTGACGGCACTGGAGCCGGGGCGCATTAACTATCTGAACACGGGCGAGAGCATGGAGATGTTCAAGAGCGGCGACCGCCCTGCCGCCGCCTTCGCCAACTTCGTGCAATACTTGGAGAACCGGATGTGCCGCGCCCTTGGTGCTTCCGCTCGCGTTATCCTCGACCGCACCAGCGCAGGCCCGGAAGCGCGCAAAGACCTTCGCCAAGCCGAGCGCACGTTTGATTTCTGGCGCTATCAGTTAGAGGCGCAATTCTTGAACAAGGTCGTGCGCCTCGCCTTGATGGATGCCGCCGCGAAGCGACTCCTACCTAACCGCCCCGAAGTCACTCTCGGTCAATGGCAATGGCCGGGATCGGTTAGCATCGACGCGGGCCGTGACGCGCGCGCCGACATCGAACTCTGGCGCATGGGTCTGGCCACCGCTGCGGAACTCTACGGTGAGGCGGGACACGATTGGCAGGCCAGTATGAGGCAGCGCGCTAAAGAGGCGGCGTATATCCGCGACCTCGCGGAAGAAATGGACGTTAGTCCTGCCGAGATTAGCGGGGGCAAGGAGTCTATCGCTACCGATCCCAACCGCGCCCCGGTAACGGCCCCCGTGCCTTCCGCCCCGGAGCAGGAGCTATCGCAGTTTGCGATCCCTCGCAAATACGCGCACATCAATTTCAAGCCAACCGCCGCTCTCGCGGTCGAGGCCAAGCGCGGCCTTGAGTGGCGCGAGGAATACGGACGCGGCGGCACGGAAGTCGGAGTCGCCCGCGCGCGTGACTTA